GCTATAACAGCTTCATTTATTTGCATTTCTTTTTCGTAAGTACTAAGTACATCTCTAAGCGTATTTGCACTACCTTCTTCTGCTGGAAGATCTAGTATGTCTTTGTATTCTTGCGAATCTAGTATTTGTTTTGCACGTAATCTATACAAGTGCGGATACCAAGTTTGACTAAATCCTTCTGCTGCTCTAGTAACTTCGTCTATTACATAAAATCGTTTTAGTGCAATGTTGTAATCATTTGCAGCATATTCATCTTTCATATGCGGCAGTTCTATTACATCACCTGGCATTATTTTTCTACCTAGTGTTTTTACACTACTATTAATATGTATAGTCATAAACAATGTATCGTTTTGTAAAAACAATCCAAACTGACTCAAATCAAAGTCTTGATCTTGTAAGTTGTAATGACCTCTGATTGTGTATATATCAGCATCATACTTTCTGTCTCTGTTTTCAAGAAATAATAAATCTTGTATGTTTGTTTCTTTTACAACATCATATACAGGCTGTTCAACTGTTGCATCATCTGCCAATGTGGTCTTTGGACCGAGATACTTGTGAATATTAAAATCAGTCCCTCCAACGGTAAACTGTTCGTAGACAATACCATCTAGGAAGGAATAATCTTTTGTTTTCTCGGGTCTGTATAAACTAAGTCTTGGCATATGTATATTTAGCATAAATACTAGTGGAGACAAACTATGGCTGAACTTACAACACAGAAACAAGAAGTATTTGATTACGTAAATGCCTTTCTAGGTGGCGGAATGGTAGATGTAGAACTAGATCCTATACACTACGAAACTGCACTAGGAAAAGCAACTGCACGATATAGACAACGCAGTGAAAACAGCGTTGAAGAAAGTTATATTACTCTTGCACTAACCGAAGATGTAAATGCATATACACTACCCAATGAAATAATTGAAGTACGTAAAGTTCATAGACGTAGTGTAGGAAGTAGACTTGGCGGCAACAGCGGCGGAACAACATTTGAACCGTTTAACCTTGCTTATACAAACACATACTTGTTGGCAGGTAGTGGCATAGGCGGACTTGCTACATACGATTTCTTTGCTCAACAACAAGAACTAGTAGGAAGAATGTTTGGTAGTTTTATCGAATTTGTTTGGAACACTAGTACAAAAAAACTAACTATATTAACAAGACCAAGAGCTGAGGAAGAAGTATTGCTGTATTGTTATAATCATAGACCTGACTTTGAGTTGTACAAAGACTACAAAGCATTTCAATGGATTAAGGAATATACTCTTGCTAACTGTAAATATATGTTAGGTGAAGCACGTAGTAAGTTTGCTACTATTGCCGGCCCAGGTGGCGGCACTACACTCAACGGTGATTCACTTAAAGCCGAAGCTCAACAGGAAATGGAAAAACTTGACAACGACTTAGCTATGTCTGTTGCAGGTGGTGTTGGCTACGGATTTTTAATTGGATAACAGATTTAATAATATCAAAAAAGTAATAGCAGGAGGTTGTAGTTTTACAGCAGGCTCTGAACTTGCCGACGAAAGTTGGGATCGTATTCATAAAGGAATATGCTACGAGATAAGCTATACTGCATGGCCAAACTTGCTTCAAGAAAAAATGTTTCCTAATGCAACAGTTGATAATACTGCTGTGCCAGGTGCAGATTACGGCAGTATAGTTAGACGTATAATATATCAAACTCGCCGCCATTTAAAAATACACAAACCAGAAGACATTGTTGTAGTTGTAATGTGGACAAGTATTTTACGCAGAGAATATCCTAGTATATATCCTGTAGGTAGAAAAATAAAAACTCACGAAGATAGATTTTTAACTTCATTGCCTTCAGACGGAGACGGCAAAACTAGAGGTTATTCAAATGAAATGTTGTACCGTAGAAGACAAATGTGGGCGTCTGAACATTTAACACGAACAAACGTAGAGTTTTATGCTAGGCGTGACACGCACGATAATCATGTATATTATCCACTACAACAACTGGAATATTTAACAAACTGGCTTGAAAATCATAATATTAAATATTTTTATACATCATCGTTTAAAGATATAGAACCAGAGTTATTAAATCAAGACAATGTGTTTTTACAAGATATGATTGGAAGATTAGATCTTCCTAATCTTGTACATAAAGAAGATGGCCTTGGATTTTGGGACTGGTCCTGGAAAAATAATTACAAACGTGGAAAAGAATCGGATCATCCTCTCGAACAAGCACACATTGATTGGGCAGATCTTTTTTCAAAATGGATATTGACAAAGTCTAAATAATATGCTATATTAAACTTATGAAGAAAAAGTTATTAGTCATTGGCCACGGCCGCCACGGTAAAGATACTGTGTGCGAAATATTAAGAGATCATTACGGATATACATTTGAGAGTAGCAGTCAGTTTTGCTCCAAGTTGTTTATCTACAATCAGTTGAAGGACAAATATGGATATGCTAATGAAGAAGAGTGTTATGCTGACAGGCATAATCACAGAGCAGAATGGTATAATGCTATCTGCGATTATAATGTTCCTGATGCAGCGACTCTAGGCAGAGAGATGTTTGCAGCCTATGATATCTATTGTGGGCTACGCAACAAGCGTGAATTTTTTGCAATGCAAAACACTGGTGTGTTTGATTATTGTATCTGGGTTGATCGTAGTAAATACCTAATGCCTGAGTCAAAAGACAGTATGAGCCTCGAACAATGGATGGCAGATTTTACTATTGACAACAATGGATCATTAGATGATTTAAAGTTTAACGTAGATCAACTGATGAGTTATATACGTACTTAACCCCTAAAAACCGCCTTTTTCTCCGGTGATCTGCTAAATAGTTGTAAGTGAAACACTTTACAGGAGAAATTTAAAATGGCATTAACTTCACCAGGTGTAGAGGTCAGCGTTATTGATGAGAGTTTTTACACTCCAGCAGAACCGGGCACAGTACCTATAATATTTGTCGCAACAGGCGAAAATAAACTAAACGGCGCAGGAACTGGTGTTGCACCAGGAACTCAAAAAGCCAATGCAGGTAAACCATACCTACTAACATCGCAGCGAGATCTAGTAGATACGTTTGGTGATCCTACATTTTATACAGATGCTAACAACAATCCTATTCATGGCGGAGAACAAAATGAATACGGGTTACAGGCAGCATATTCATATTTAGGTGTAAGCAACAGAGCGTATGTAGTAAGAGCAGATATTGACCTTACAGCAATATCAGCTAGTTCAACACCAACAACTGCAAACCCAGCAAATGGAACTTACTGGTTAGATACTCAAGTAACAAAGTTTGGTATTTTTGAATGGAACGGCAGTGCTGAATCAGCAACTAACAAAGTTGGTCAAACATTTACCAACAAAACACCAACTGTTATTACTGACACAACACAGACAACAGGTTCAGCGCCTTATGCTCCAAAAGGTGCAGTTGGTGCAGTTGGCGACTACGCAGTTGTAGCAGTTTCGACTATTATCCGCACATGGTATAAAAATACTTCAGGTACTTGGGTACAGGTTGGTAGTGCAGATTGGAAAGGCAGTTGGCCTTCAGTAACAGGTACAGCAGGTACTCCGACATTTACAGCAAGTGATACTATCACTATTGGATCTGCAGAAGGACTGAGTGTAACAGTTACGCTATCAGGAACTAGCCTTACTTCAGCTGTAAGTGATATTAATACAGCACTGGGTGCAGTTGGAATCACAGCAGAGGCAGTAGATAATAGATTGGTATTTAAAAATACTGGCGCAACACATTCAAACATCGTTCTTGGTAACGGTACAGGAACACCATTAACTGATGCAGGTATTGTTGCTGGAACATATTATCCTCCAGCACATCAAGCAACAGCTCACACAAGTGTTCCAGAATGGAAAACAGCAGACTCTGTAACTCGTCCAACAGGAAGTGTATGGGTTAAAACAACTACACCAAATAGTGGCGCAGATTGGAAAACAAAAGTATGGAATGGTTCAACTGAACTATGGGATGCAGTAAGCACACCAATATATACTTCAAACTCGGCAGCACTAGTTGGATTAGATAAAACAGGTGGTGGCGCAAATCTAACATCGCTTAATGTTTATGCAATGGCAAATGTTACAGAAAGTGCAACAAATCTAGCTAACTTCACTCTTTACAAGCGTAATGCTACAGGTGCAACAACTATTACTAGTGGTATAGTTGATAGTACTACATTTACATCAGGCGGCAACGATTTTACTATTCAAGAGACTGTAAAAGGAAGTGCAACATTAAGTACAGTAGTAAATATTGCATTCACTGCAACAGGTGCATCAAGCGATGCAGATTTAATGGCAGCAGCTATTAACGCAGCAGGGTTAGTTAATGTTACTGCTAGTGTCGATTCAAGCAACAGAGTTGTAATAACACATGCAATCGGCGGCGACATTAGATTTGTAGATGGTGCAAATACTCCATTAGCAGATGCATTTACTGCTTGGAACTATTCAACAAAATCAGGAACTGCAAACTTTTACGATTCGCCAACTGGATTGTCAAACGCATACATTGCGACACTTTGGAAAGAACTAACTTATACAGCAAGTAATGATGCTCCAACTGCTCTTGCAGCAGACGGCGCATTATGGTATAGCAGTGTAGTTGACGAAGTTGATATCATGGTACATGATGGCGATAAATGGGTTGGATACTTAAACAGCGATTCACCATATTACGATGCTACCCCTGCAAATGCTCCAGACCCAGAGGGTCCGATTGTTAGTGCAAGCGAGCCAGAAGACGGTGATCGTTCAGATGGTGGCAATCTTGTAACAGGCGATATTTGGATTAGTACAGCAGACTTGGAAAACTTCCCAAGAATATATCGTTGGAACAACACACTAAACAGTTGGGTTGAACTAGATACAACTGATCAAACAACTGAAAATGGTGTACTATTTGCAGATGCACGTTACAACACAGCAGGTGCAAACAGTGGTACAGCAGGTACTATTGCTAATCTGATCACTAGTGATTATGTTGATCCAGATTGTCCAGATCCAGCACTATATCCAAAAGGCATGATACTTTGGAATCTACGTAGAAGTGGCTTTAATGTTAAGCGTTTTGAGCGTAACTATGTAGACTTAGCAGCAGACAATGAACGTTTTGGTGACCAGTCAATGTCAGCATATTATCCGCATCGTTGGGTTACTGAATCAGCTAATGAAGCAGATGGCTCAGGTAGTTTTGGACGTAAAGCACAGCGTAAAGTTGTAGTACAAAAACTACAAGCAATGCTAAACGAAAACCAGGACATTCGCGACAACGAATCACGCATCTTTAACTTAATGGCAACACCAGGTTATCCAGAGCTAATCGGAGAAATGATTACACTAAACTATGACAGAGGCCTAACAGCATTTGTTATCGGTGATTCACCTTTCCGTTTAACACCAGATGCAACTTCTCTTAACGAATGGGCAACCAACGTTAATACAGTTGTTGAAGATAATGATAACGGACTTGTAAGTAGAGATGAGTACATGGGTGTTTATTACCCAA